ATGAAGAAAATTTTGTTTTTAGCATTAGTAGTGGTTATGACATTTTCCATGACAGTAACATCATATGCAAATGACATGAATACAGTAGTAACAAAAGGAGAATCAGGGAAGCCGTATTTTAGTGAACAAGAAGCAGCGGATATTGCTTTACTTTTTGTTTTAGAAAACATGTCAGAAGAGAATATCTGGAACATTAACACAATGATCAATAAGGTATATACTTTATACAACCTTGAAGGGGATATCACAGGATATACATTTAATTTAAGCACTGCTGGAGTTTATAGTGGGTATATTACAGTATCTTCTAATGAATATGAGATGCCTATACAAGAGTTCTCTTTTCATGATAAACCAATATTTGAAACTAATGTAGAAGCTAGGTTACTAAGAAATGTAAAAATTAATGATTTTTCTAAAAACACTAAGAATAAAGCTATCAAAGAAAACAAAATTATCCATAATGGTCCACTTGAGTATTACATAAATTCTGAAGGAAAATACTACGATATGGATAAAAAAGTGATAAAATCAGTTAGTAATATCAAAAAACAATCCAAATCGAAAAAGAACTTAACAGCAAGTAAGAAAAATAAAGAATTAAAGGAACTTATTAAAAACAGTCATAAATTGAAGGCAAACATGGGTGGAACTTATGATGGTCAAAAAAGTGGTTATGTGATTACTGATAGGTTTGCTTACATGAAAGATAGATATGGTAGTTATACATATCAAGGAGGTAAATCATTATCTGGATATGATGGATTGGACATGGATAATTATGGTGGTGATAATGATTGCTCTTTAGTATCAATTACAACTATGGCAAACTGGTATCAGAAGCAAGGGTTCACTAAAATACCTAGTTCTCCAAGTGATATTTATGATGATGTATTGGCTGAAGCACTTAATAATGGTTATACACCTTCAGGTGGAACAAATCCTACTAAAATTGATAATATCATAGAAGATACATTTAGTAGATGGGGATATAGTGTAAATGCAAGTAACATTTATGTTTGGTCATTTGGCACATTTACAAACGAGATTGATGCTAACAGACCTTTGATGTATAATTTAGCAACGGGCTACTATTCAAATCATTCAATTTCAGTATTTGGATATAAAAAGTATGATGTGGCAGATTTCTTAATGGTTAAAGATAATTGGACTACTTCTACAAGATACATCCACTGGCAACAAATGATCGATGAGATAGGTAGTGTTACTAAAATGAAAATGAATTAATTTCATTTTGAAATGGGTGAGTTAATAATGAAAAAAAAGATTAGCATTATAATTATAGTCCTATTTACATTATTTGTGGCAGTCTTTGTAGTCAGATTCATCAATCCTGTTTTTAGATACAATTTTGATGTTAATTTTAACACTGTTAAAGAACATAAATCATACCTTTCTGACTCAGGAGCAGAAACAAAAGTTTTTACTTTGCCGTTACCACCAGCAACAGCATTCGCTTTCAAGCATTCTGACAGTGCAGTTACTTATTATAGTAAATTGTCATATGATGAATTCTTAGACTATTATGAAAGCAATAAATATAGTATCAACGGAAATATAGTGACTTATAACGGCACTGATTTCATAATTTCAGAAGTGAAGTATGATGAAGATTATAAGTATTATTTTATAGATATTGATTTGTATATGAATGAATAATGTCTTAAAGACCAAGTTTGAAATTTCAACTTGGTCTTTTATGTTGTGCGAGGCATGTTACCGAGTCGATGGTTTGAAAGAATAGTTTAGTGGAGGATGAGAGTAGAGTTCTATTCTTTTTACATATCAAAGGGACGGTTCTGTTGATATACAAAATAGATATACCAATAGAACCGTCCCTTTGATATATGTCAATTCATGTCGGAAAATATTTACAAAGAAATTATTGACAAATTTGGAATGAGGGGTAGAATAATTACTATAAACAAGCTTGTTTATAGATTTGATAGAAATATCTAAGGAAAAGTTTAAGGGTTGATTAAAATATGAAAAAATTGACAAGAAAAATTATTAGTTTTATACTTATGATACTGATGATATCTAATATAAGTATTTCAGCATTTGCAAGTGAAACTGAATCAAGTTTTAAAAATTCAAATATTAATAAATGTAATATTGTTATTACTGATGATGGTGTATATATTAATGATATTTATTATACACAAGAACAGTTTGTCAAACTTCTTGACACTGCAGTTGTAATTGATAAAACTGAGTTTAAAAACGATTCTATTAAGAATAATAGTGTAATGAGAAGTGTAGGTGTGCAAAGTGCTACTGGAGCTCTTATTGCAGGTACATGGTGGATTCCAGGAGTTGGACAAGTAGTGATTACTGCTGCGGGAGTAGTAATTATAGGTGGTACAGTAATAGCAGCAGGTACTTGGTTATATAACAAAGTTGTTGATTGGTTTGAAGCTAGAGCGAAAGCAGAAAAATATGAGGAAGCTAAAGAAAAAGGAGAAAAAACAGATAATCATGAAAATGTAGAGGGAGAGAGTAGCCTACCAACAAAAGGAGACTCATATTCTTCCAAGGATTTATTAGATTCAGATGGTGAATTAAAACAAAGAAGATATTACGATAAAAATGGAGATGCTGATATGGATATCGACTATCAACACGGTGGAGTTGGACATGAATTTCCACATAGACATTACTGGAATAATGGCTCAAGAGGTAGTGCAGTACCGTTTTAATCCAATAAGTATGTATTAGACAGGAGGGAGTTATGTATAGTTTTAAAGACCTTAAAAAAGACTTACTAGTAGGTCGAGAAATTGAATTTAAATATAACGGAGAATTATATTCAATATCTAATTCATCTAAAGGATGGGCTTTGTGTCATAATAATGAGATAATAGGTAATTACTTTGAAGATATAAATTATTTAATTAATTATATTGAACAAGTTAAAATATGTAACAAGTACTTTAGAGAAATATTTGAACAAAATGAATATGAAAGTTTATATATTTTATAGTCTTTAAAAGTACAAGAGCACAGTCTCTCTGTATCAAATTATCTAAAGGATAACCAAAGGAGAACAAATAAAGGGACTGTCACTCTGGTTATTTAGGAAAATTTATTTTATAAAAGTACAGAAGTATATGATTATTTTATTAGAATGATAGAACTAATAGAGTCTGAGAATAAAAAATAGAATACTTCCAATAGTACTTCCAATAGAAATATATAAAATGTTTTCTGTTGGAGAAAAAGTCATAAGCATTCATTCTGAATTCATAGGGGGGTAAAATTAAAATACTCCCTTATTTTTCTGCGAAATATTATCATTATTCTATCAAAACACATGTTGAGTGCGTAGTATTGATTAAAAGAAAATACAGCTAAGAAATGTTGAAATTTCAATAATAATAGAGGTTTTATAAAAAATGAATATGTTTACTTGAACGAGGATAGAAAACAGTACCCTACATTTGATTGTAGGGTTTTTGTTTTATAGTTCTATAATAAATGTTGGTGTATTAAATCTTAGTTTTTTATTTTGCAAAAAAAATATTGCACCTGTTAAAGATGTCTGCTATGTTATTGTTTACGAAGACAAATACCGAAATGAGGCATATTAACATGTGCATAATAATTTTATCACTAAATTACTTAATCTAAAAATATTTTAGTTTTAGATTCATCTTTATTGAAGGAAAATGTAAATGAATGTTGAAATATGAATATATTATGAAATGTATTTTTTAGATTTAGCAGGGGGTGTAGTTTTATGGATATTATAAACAATTAGATAGTCTATAATAATTATACAGTAAAAACTCGGACACGATATAATTAATAAAATTAATCTGGAGATTAATCATGTCTAATATATATCAAAATATAAAATATATAATTAAGAATTAAAAAAACAGATAGTTGAATTTGTCAAGAGTAGAAAAAGTCCAAGCGAAATAGTTAAAGAATATAATGTACAAGATCTACCGTAAATAAGTAGGTTAAAGACTATACTACATTAGGCTCTTTTAAAGCTAAAGAGTAATGAGGAAAAGATTGAAAATATAGTTAATAGAGAGTTTGATAGGGAAGAAATTTTAGAGGTAGTGGTAAGCGACTTAACATATGTAAATGTTAATGGAAAATGGAATTATATATGCATATTATTAGACCTATATAATCGTGAAATCATTGGATATGCTACTGGTAAGAATAAGGATGCAAACCTTGTTTATAAAGCCTTTACAAAGATTAACAGACCTTTAGAAAACATTAAAATATTACATACTGATAGGGGTAATGAATTTAAAAATAATCTCATAGATGGTTTGGTAACTACATTTAATATAAAACGCTCCCTAAGTAAAAAAGGCTGCCCTTATGATAATGCAGTAGCAGAAGCTGCATTTAAGGTTGTTAAAACAGAGTTTGCTTTTAATAAAATATTTCAAAGCTTTGAGGAGCTTGAATATCAATTATTTGATTATGTAAACTGGTATAATAACCATAGAATTCATGGCTCCTTAGATTATCTTACCCCTGTAGAGTATAGAATGTTAATGTCCGACAAAAAAGTGTCTTAAAAAGTGTTGACAATCCATAGTTATAATAACCAGAACGAGATACATCTGATATCTTACATAAATAACTAATCATGTTTTTCAGTTTATATTTTTTAACTATAGAATTAATAAGCATGAATTTTTGATTAGTAGATAATTTTATTTCTTCTTTATCGCTCCCCTTTCTATCATATCTAACTTTTTTAGCAGTTCATTTTCTGCCTTAAGTAAGTTGTTTTGAGCTTTCAGCCGTTCATATTTTTCTTCTAGTGAAAGTTCTTTTTCTCTTGGTCTTCCAGAATTCTGTTTTCTTGTATCTTTAAGCCCTATAACACCATTATTTTTATATGCTTTGCGCCACCTTTTACTCGCAGATTTAACACGATTTATACCAAGAATATCTATATCAAAACCGTGGGTTTCAAAAATATCTCTAGCCAATTTTCCCTTCTCATTTTCACTAATAAAGATACGTTTAAATTCATCAGTATAAGTTATTGCTTTCATGCTTACTTTTTTAACGTATTTATTTTGAGATAATAATTTAACTTCCTTTTCTGTAAAAATTTTATTACTCATAAATTTTCAACCCCTCTAATGTCTTTTGTTTTATTATAAAAGAAAATACCCAATAGGGTAGACTTTTTTTCATTGTCTACTCTATTGGGTACATTTTACAGATTTGATGAATAGGTGCTTTTTGTTTCATTTAAAATAAATTAGCAGAATCTATACGACCAGCAACAATCCTAAACTCATCTATCTTATCAACACCTTCGAAAAACCCCTTCTCATAATAATAAGTAGGCTTACCATACATTTCACAGAATCGAGCATTACCAGGGTTAGAATATGTACAGTTTTCTAAATCGCTGCAGTAGTTAAAAATATATGTACCACTAAATTAATCGACAATTTTTGACTTAATTAACCGACAAATAATGTTATAATTTACCTAAAGACAAATAAAGAATATTTAAAAATTATTAAATATTTATACTTTCCTTTAGTTTTTTTTTGGTACGATTATAATTACTTTGTTCAAAGATTTATTTAAAAGAGGCAAATAAAATGTGATACTGTTATACTGCCTATTCGGAAGGGGGATGCTATATTGGCAGGTAATCGTTCATTTAAAGATTATGTGGCAAACAGATTTGAAAATGAATTATTTGATGCAGTAAAAAATTACATTGAAGAAAACTATGATAATTTGGATTTGAGGTTATATAAAGTTCGAAACATTGGTGACATAGAATTATCAGATATAGAGGTAAAGCTTGTATCTGTAAATGATTTGCCAGGTATGAAAATAGAATTTGATGTCGTTGTAGAAGCTGATCTTGTAGTTCGTGAGTCAGATTATCACTATGATGAATTGGAATATTGCAGTCAGTGGTTTATGTTGAAATGCTTAGGAGATTTGGATAGTAATTTGGATGATTTTACAATCTCTAGTGTAACTGAGTATATCGGTAAAAATAAGCAGCCAAAACCTATGTCAGATTCTCTTGCTCCAATTATTAGAAAGGAACATTTAGAATCTGTTGCTACAGATTTTCTGCGCAGATATTACCCAGAAGCATTAAAAAATCCAATGGCAGTTGAACCACAAGTATTGGCAGAAAAAATGGGTCTTAGAGTTGAAATGAGAGAAATTACAAAAGATTTCTCTGTTTTTGGACAGATATTCTTTCACGATTGCGAAGCAGAAGTTTATGATAAAGACAGCGATGAAATGGTACAGATCAATGTGGATGCCCGAACTATATTTGTGGATCCAAAGGCATATTTTCTTCGAAACTTAGGATCAGTTAACAACACCATTGTGCATGAGTGTGTTCATTGGGATTTACATAGAAAAGCATTTGAATTGGAAAGGTTATATAACAGCAGTGCCACACGAATTAAGTGCCAGGTAGTAGGTGGTATAAAAGATAGTAATAAAGATGCTACTGATTGGATGGAATGGCAGGCAAATGCTCTTGCTCCAAGGATTCAAATGCCAATTTCAACATTTAAGAAAAAAGCTTTTGAATTTATTAAGCAATATAAAAAAGAAAAGGGTACCGATGAACTTATAGATGTAATGGAGCCAGTTATTGATGCCCTTGCTACTTTCTTTGGTGTTTCTCGTTTAGCAGCTAAAATACGAATGATAGATGCTGGATATGAAGAAGCTATTGGGACTTTCACATACATTGATGGTCGCTATGTTAAGCCACATAGATTTAAAAAGGGTATTCTACAAAGAAATCAAACTTTTTCTATTGGTGTAGTAGATGCTGCAATTCAAAGTTTAGCTAATCCTGAAATGAGGTCTCTAGTAAGAGATGGTAGTTATTTATATGTTGATTCACACTTTGTTTTAAATCATCCAAAATACTTGACAAAGGATATATATGGAAACACTGTACTTACGGACTATGCACGAACTCACATGGAAGAGTGCTGTCTGATTTTCGAATTATCAGTAAAGTCTGGATGTAGAGAAAGATATTATAGTGAATGTTTTCTCAACCGTGATAAGACATCGAACATTGATTTCGATATAAAATATTGTAACGGTTTTGAGTATGCGACTCCAGAAAGAAAAGCAAAGATACTTGCGGATATTTTAGCAGAGGAAGTAAGAATTTATAGTGAATTACCAAACAGTTATACAAAATCTCTCGAGATAGTAATTGAATGGAGAGGAGTTACATATAAAGAACTTGGAGAAAGAATATTGCTTAATGAGAAAACAGTAAGAAGAATTGTTAATGGAGAAACCAAAGGTTCTATTAATTCTTTAGTACTAATTTGCTTAGGACTTCATCTTCCACCTAAGATAAGCAGACACATTATTGATAATTCTCCCCATTCATTAAATATTAACGATAAGAATCACCAATGGTATGATTTTGCACTGACCTACCTTTACACAAAATCCATAGATGAAATAAGACAGTTTTTACATCAATATGGTGCAGAACCATTATAAAAATTAAAAAATTTTCTTGAAAAGCGGACACGAGATGTCCTTTTTTTAAAAAGATAAGAATATCTTAAGAGTCAAATGTTAACCCAATTTACAGGGTTTTTATTTGGCTCTTTTTTATTTGTAGTTTTAAGAAACCATTGTTTTTATACAGTAACAACTGGACATGAGGTGTCCGCCACAGCACCTATTTAATCTTCTAAACTATTAATAGAAGCAAAGAGAGTAGCACTTAATTAGATAGATGAAATATTTTATTTAAAAATTTATTAAAAAAATTTTCTAAATAAGAAATAAACCTTCCTATTTAACTTTTATTCTTAAATCACAGAGCAAAGGAAAGGGGGTGAGAAAGCGATGGGGCCAAATGAAAGGCGAATGGAAATCATAGAAGTTTTATGCAAAAGGCGACAAGATACTATGTCTAACTTAGCCTTTGAGTTTGGTGTTAGTATCAGAACTATTAAAAATGATATTGATATCCTATCGCTTTCTTACCCAATAGAAACCATTAGAGGTCGCTATGGCGGAGGGGTAAAAGTAGCAGATGGTTATTATCTTAACAGGAAGTACCTGAAGCCTAAACAGCAGGAATTACTGGAACGACTTAGGACGAGCCTATCTGGTAATGACCTCGCTGTAATGAATAGCATTCTCAAAGATTTTGCTCTGAATTACTAATAGGAAAGGAGGTGTAGATTATGAATGACATACATCTTGCATTAGCAGAAGAACTAGAAAAGCTAGCAGCTGTATATCGTGCCAAGAGTCAAATAAAAACTGATGAGATAAGTATTCAAGATATAAGTTTTGTACTGTCTGAAAAAATGAAAAAAGGCAAGATAACAGCAATTAAAGCACTATTAAAGAAATATGGTGCAGAGAAGCTTGTAGAAGTTAAACCAGAAGATTATGAAGCTATTTTTAATGAAGCAAAAAGATTATAGAAGGAGGAAAAATTTATGAATCAATTAAAATTGATTGATGAAAGAGAAGTGTTAGGAAAAAGTTTCAAAATCTACGGAACACCAGAAGAACCTCTATTTTTAGCCAAAGATGTGGCAGAGTGGATTGAGTACGACAAGTCCAGTATCAATAAACTAGTGAACAAAGTGGAAGATGATGAAAAGGTTCGGAAGATTGTTCCGACCCTTGGTGGAGAGCAAGAAATGTGGCTTTTAACAGAAGATGGTCTATACGAAGTTTTGATGCAGTCACGTAAACCTATAGCAAAGAAATTCAAAAAGAAAGTTAAACATATTTTAAAAGACATAAGAAAACAAGGTATTTATGCCACTAACGATATGATTGAAAAAATGCTAAATGATCCGGATACCATGATTACAGCCCTTAAGAAATTAAAAACTGAAAGGGAAAAGGTTGCAGTGTTAACTGAAAAAGTAGAAGAACAGGACAAGAAACTACAACTATTTAGAAATCTTCAGCGTTTGAATGAAATGCTTAGAGCTTCTGATATTGGTATGTATTATGGAATAACTGCAAAGGAGTTTAACAGAATAATGCAAGATGCAGGAGTTATTAAAAAAGTTGACAACAATTTCTATGGTCGTAATTCATATTACGTTATGACGGCTAAGTATAGCCATACAAGATACTGTCAGGTTATTACTGATACTTTAAAAAATGGAGTAAAGATTAAAACAAATGTATGGTTACCTGAATCGTTAGAGTTTATTGACTCCATAATGCAGGAATATGGATATGAGTTTGACATATAAGGATTTAAAAATTAGATGGTGTGAATGTAATGCAAATTAATCATGAAATAATTCAGAAAAAGCTAAAGGCAAAAGGATGGTCACAAAACGAACTTGCAAGAAGGATGAATATTCCTAAAGGAACACTTAGTAATGTTTTATCTGGTAGACGTGGTGCAGGTAGAAAAGTAATCTCTGGTCTACTTAGAGCGTTTCCAGAAGAAAAATTAGAGAATCTTATTCTAAGTAAAAGTATAAAAACGAAAAAAGGCAGGTGATAAAAATAAATCTATACCCACATCAAAGACAAGCTCTAAAACAAACTCAAAAGATAAACCGAGTAGCTTACTACCTGGACATGGGGCTAGGAAAAACTCACATAGGCTCAGAGAAACTTAAAGAATTAAATGCTCCATATAACTTAATTATCTGCCAAAAGTCCAAAATCAAAGACTGGGCCGAGCACTTTAAAACCTACTATGACTATGAAGTAATAATTTTCAAGAATCAATCCATAGAAAGTATTCCACCACATAGCGTTATAATCATAAACTACGACCTAATATGGCGAAGGAAACAATTACAGGAACTAAGGGATTTTACACTGATGTTGGACGAGTCCCAGTATATAAAAAATGAAACATCAAATAGAGCTAAATTTATTTTAGGTTTAAATCCAACTAATGTAATTTTACTATCAGGAACTCCTACAGGCGGAAAATATGAGGAATTATGGTCCCAGTTAAAACTTTTAGGATGGAATATTAGTAAAAAGCTATTTTATAAACACTATACTATCACAGAAAAACTTGATATGGGTGGATTTCAAATTACAGTTGTAAAGGGATATAAAAATGTAGATAGATTAAAAGAGAAATTAAAAGAATACGGAGCAGTGTTTATGAAAAGTGAAGAAGTATTTGACCTACCAGAACAGATTGAAAATATGGTAATAGTGAAAAACACCAAGGAGTACAGGAAGTTTAAAAAAGATAGAGTTATTACTTTAGGATATCAAACATTAGTAGGAGATACCTCTTTAACGAAACTATTATACCTAAGACAATTATCATCTATATACAATCCCCACAAACATCAGGCACTTAAAGATTTACTTGCATCTACAGAAGATAGAGTGGTAGTTTTCTATAACTTTAAAAAGGAGTTTGAAATCATCAAAGGCATCTGTAAAGATTTAGAAAAGCCGGTATCCTATATCAACGGAGAAGGTAGCAATTTAGAAACCTATAAAACTAAATCCAATACAGTAACATTAGTTCAATATCAAGCAGGAGCTTCAGGTGTGAACCTTCAAAGAGCCAACAAAATTATTTATCACAGCTTACCTTTATCCAGTGAATTATGGATGCAGTCAAAGAAAAGGATACACCGCATAGGCCAAAGCAGGACATGTTTTTACTACTACCTTATAACAGAAAATAGTGTAGAAGAAAAAATATTAGAGGTTCTAAAGGAAAGAAGAGACTTCACACTAGATTTATTTGAGAAGGTGGATAAATGACAGAGAAACAACTTCAAAGAAAAGTAATAAAGTTCTTAAAATTCCAACCCAACACTTGGTTTTTCAAAGTATTTGGAGGTGGATATCAAAGAGCAGGTATACCAGATTTAATCTGCTGCATTAATGGAGTATTCATTGCCATTGAACTTAAAGGAGATAATGGAAAACCCACTGAGCTACAGAAGATGAATATTAAAAATATTAATGCTGCTGGTGGTATAGGAGTGATTTTATATCCAAAAGGATTTAAGGAATTTAAAAAACTTATAAAGGAGGTGAACTCGTGCAATATTCCCACAGTCGGGTGGAGTGCTTTGAAAAATGCAAGTTTCAGTTCTATCTTAGATATATCAAAGGACTAACCACTATTATTCCTCCGGGTGCAGATAGTCCGCTGATTGTTGGAAGTGCAATGCACTTGGGGTTAGAAAAAGGCATTGATGAAATGGAGAAATATTATTATTACCAATATCCAGTTATAAGTGATAAACACATTAATGAAATGATTAAATTAATGATATTGGTAGAAAAAGCATTAGAGGTAATGCAGGACTTAATACGTGATAAACCAGTTACCTTTGAATACGAGATAGATTTTCCAGAATTTAAGGGATTTGTAGATTTGATTATTCATAATAAGGACAGTACAGTAGACATCTATGATTTTAAATATAGCAACAATATTGACCACTACCTTCAGTCAAAGCAGCTTCATTTATATAAGTATTACTTAGAAAAGTTAGGATTTAAAGTAAAAAGGTTAGGTTTTATTTTTATCCCTAAAACTTCTATAAGGCAGAAAAAAACAGAAGATTTATATCAATTTAGAAAAAGACTTAAAGAAACCCTATCTGGAATGGAAGTGAAGGTTATAAAACTAGACTATGACCACCAGAAGGTGGAGGAATTTTTTAATAGCTGTTTAGATATTGAAAGTGAAAAAATCTATGAAAAATCACCAAGCAGATTATGTAATTGGTGTGAATTTCAAAAATACTGTGAGGAGGAGATTGATTACATGCTACTACCTAAAAATGAAAGAAGAGAGAAAAAGATTGATGTAAATCCTGATATGTGGTTATATGCCGATAGTTATGTGGGAAAATCAACCTTTGTAGATAAGTTTGATGACCTACTGTTTTTAAATACCGATGGGAATACAGACAATACAACATCTCCAGTTATAAAAATTGCCGATGAAGTAACCTATGAAGGAAGGCTTAAAAAAGTAAAAATGGCCTGGGAAGTGTTTCTAGATGCTGTTAGCGAGTTAGAGAAGAAAGATAATACTTTCAAAAGGGTCTGTATTGATTTAGTAGAGGATTTATATGAACACTGTAGACTATATATTTATAAAAAATTAAACATAGACCACGAACAAGACGCTGGCTTTGGCAAAGGCTGGGATATGGTAAGGACTGAATTTCTATCAGCTATGAAAAGGCTTAAGAATTTAGGATATCAAATCATCTATATTTCAAAGGAACTAAACTCTGAGATAACTCTTAAAAATGGCAATAAAATTACAACCATCAAGCCTAACATCAACGATAAAGTAGCAAATGTACTGGCAGGAACGGTAGATTTGACTGTTAGGGCTTATATAGATGGTAAGGAAAGATTTTTACAGCTTGAAAAGAAAGAAAATATATTTGGTGGCGGAAGATTCGAGTTTAAAGAAGATAGAGTAAAACTAGATAAAGAAGAATTTATAAAGGCATTAAAAGCAGCACAAGAAGGTATTAAAACCTATTCAAAAGTAGAAAAAACTGAAGATTCTACTGCAGAAGGTGAAGTAAAAGATAAACTTAGTGAAACAAAAGAAACAGCTACTGAAACACCTGAAGTAGCACCTGAAAAAACAGTTAAAAAGAGCAGACGCTCTAGAAAATAAAAAAATTTAAAATCTAAAGGAGGAATTTATCATGAGTAATGTATTTGCAAAATTTGATAAGGAATTTGATGTGAAGGGATTAATAGAAGATTTAAAAAATATTAGTGCTAGCGATAGTGAGTATAAAGAAGTACCCCTTGGAACTTATGAAGTAAAGATTGAAAAGTTAGAGCTTGTAGAATCAAAAACAGGCAAACCTATGGTTAGCTGCTGGATGAGAATTTTAGAAGGAGAATATAAAAACTCTATTCTGTTTATGAATCAAGTTATCCATACTCCCTATGGACTTCATATGGCAAATGAATTTTTAAGGTCTTTAGAATCTTGTTTAGAAGTAGAATTTGAAAGTTTTACTCAATACCATAATATGCTCCTTAATATCCATGAAGCCGTTGATGAAACTTATGAGTATGCAGTGGAGTATGGGGAAACCAAAAAAGGATTTAAGACCTTTAAAATAGTTGAAGTATTTGAGGTTGAGTAGAGATGATTTTATTTTATGACGCAGAAGTCTTTCCCCACGATTGGCTTCTCGTCATAATTGACCCCACAAATCATCAAAAACATGTAATCATAAATGATGCTAAGAAATTAGCATCATTTTATGAAAAACATAAAGAACATATCTGGATAGGTTATAACAGCCGTCACTATGACCAGTATATTCTAAAAGGTATCCTTTTAGGTTTTGATCCCCATAGTATCTCCAAGTACATTATAACAGATAAAAAGCAGGGATGGCAGTATAGCTCTTTATTTCAAAAAATAAAACTGTATCAATATGATGTAATGACCACCCATAATAGCCTAAAGGAACTAGAAGGATTTATGGGAAATGATATCAGAGAAACGACAGTAAGTTTTAATATAGATAGAAAACTAACTGAAAATGAATTACAGGAAGTAGTTAGTTACTGCACATATGATGTAGAGCAGACTATGGAGATTTTTCTTCATAGAAAAGAAGAATTTAACTCCCATGTGGCTCTGCTAAAGGCCTTTAATCTACCACTAAAATATATAAGTAAAACTAAGGCGCAACTTGCAGCGGTAATTTTAAAGGCTGATAAGGTAAATCGCTCTGATGAATTTGATTTAATCCTGCCAAACACTTTAAAAATTGAAAAATATAAAAATGTAGTAGAGTGGTATAAGGACCATAGTAATCATAGTTATGAAAAATCCCTAGAAACAATTATAAGTGGAGTGCCCCATGTATTTGCATGGGGAGGACTCCATGGAGCAAGGGACAAGTATCAGGATGAAGGTATTCTTGTAAATGTTGATGTATCTTCCTTTTATCCATCTCTTATGCTTGAATATGATTTTTTATCAAGAAACGTAGAAGATCCTAACTTATACAAGAAAATCTATGAACAACGTCTTAGACTTAAAGCAGAAAAGAACCCTATGCAGCTTCCTTATAAAATAGTCCTTAACAGTACCTATGGGGCCATGAAATATAAATATAATAACCTCTATGACCCAAGACAGGCCAATAATGTGTGCGTAGGCGGACAGCTATTACTTTTAGATTTAATAGAAAAGTTAGAACCCCACTGGACTTTAATTCAATCTAATACTGATGGATTAATAGGGAAAATCAAAAGGAAACGAGACCTTAATAAAATAAAATCCATATGTAAAGAGTGGGAAGAAAGAACTCGTATGAAACTGGATTTTGAACTCTTTCATAAAATCTATCAAAAGGATGTCAATAACTATATCATCATTAAAGACGATGGCAGCTATAAGTCAAAAGGAGCCTATGTCAAGAAATTAAATAGTATTGATAATGACCTACCAATTGTAAATATGGCATTAAAAGAATATTTCATTAATGGAGTACCAGTAGAGGAAACCATAAGAAACAGTAAAAATCTTATGATGTTTCAAAAGGTAGTAAAGATAAGCTATAAATATTCCCACGCCCTTTATGGTAATAAAAAATTATCAGAAAAGTGCCTTAGGGTATTTGCTTCAAAGAAAGAAGATGACAACGGAGTTTATAAAGTAAAAGAAAATGGTAGAGTAGAAAAAATAGCTAATACTCCTGAAAGATGCTTTATTGTAAATGACTGTGTAATAGGCAAAAGAATTCCTAAAAGATTAGATAGAGAATGGTATATTCAGGTAGCAAGGAAACGGTTATTTGATTTTATAGGAAAGGTGGAAAAACAATGAATGAAGTGGTGAAAGTATTTAAAAATAAAGATTTTGGCGAAGTAAGAAGTATGATTATTAATAATGAACCATGGTTTGTTGGGAAGGATGTAGCTGAAGTTTTAGCTTACAAGGAACCACATAAAGCTATCTCAAGACACGTTGATGAAGATGACGGGATGAAACATCCCATCATCGATAATTTAGGAAGAGTACAAGAAGTGATAGTGATTAACGAAAGCGGTCTGTATGCTTTGATATTATCTTCAAAACTTTCAAAGGCGAAGCAGTTTAAAAGATGGATTACTAAAGAAGTACTGCCAACATTACGAAAAACTGGAAGTTATTCTATTGATAGAAAAGAGCCTAGTCTTAGTGAAATCATAAGATTTCTAAGGTTTATAAAAGACATTATGAAATCTCAAAACTGTAGTGATAGAAGTATTGCTGTAACAGTGAAAAACATCTGTCAGCAGTTTCAGATTCAGCTTCCGGAGGAGTTTCTGAAATTAACAGACCTTGAAGAAAGGTTTCTCCAGTTTCTTTATACCGATGAATTTGCCTACCAAATGACAAGTGGAGATGCTGTACAAGTATTTCTAGGAAGAAAAATTAATGAAATTAGTGAAGAAACATATCAAAGACTTAAAAATATCTACTATGAGACAGCATTAAAAGAAGGCTGGAGTGAATAAGATTTGGTGATTTTGAGGAAATTTCATTAAAAATTAGGGCTAATTTGGGGATTATCACCAAAACAGCCCTAAAACAGAGGAAATTTAATAGAAAATAATTAAAAATTGATGTTGATTTGGGAGGTTTTATACTTGTTTTACCAATATTTAGGTAAAAATACATCCCAACTCTCTCCAAAACACCTCTGTTTTGGTATATAAACCTCCCAAAATACAGATGAAAAATCGAAAAAGGTGGTGCGTAATTTGGAAATTTTAAAAGGATACATTAAAACAAAAGGCAAGAAACCAATTGAGCCTTATCGTAATAAAAAATCATTCTACAATTACGACTACATCCGTAAAACCGGTGGAGACTTTGCAGGTATTCTAGCAGATGGAATGGTGCAGATTGATATAGATGATGAAAAAGAAGGAAAGCTTGTAAAACAAATAGTGGCAGAGCTAGGAGTAAAAAGTGCTATCTTAAAAACTGATAGAGGTATTCACTTCTATTTTAGAAACACGGAGGTTAAAAGAAAACAGACAAAGCTTATGACACCAATAGGAGTTAAAGTAGATGTTGCAGTAGGAGAGCAAAATGCACTAGTACCTCTTAAAGTCAATGGAAAAACCAGAAGGTGGCTTAATAAAATTGATACCGTAGAAGAAATTGATTTTCTGCCAGAGTGGTTAAAACCCCTTAAGAAAAAGAGTATTCCAGATTTTAAATCTTTAGAAGAAGGAGATGGAAGAAACCAGGCTCTCTTTAACTATATCCTCACTCTCCAATCAGAGGGGTTTAGTAAAGATTCAATAAAAAATATTATAAAAATTATAAATCAATATGTATTAAAGACACCACTATCAGATAAAGAAGTAGACACTATCCTTAGGGATGAAGCATTCTTAAAGCAGACCTTTTATATTAAATCCAAGTTCCTACATGATAAATTTGCCAAATTTCTAAAGAATGAGGAGCACATTATAAAAATAAATAGTCAGCTCCACTTATATAAAGATGGAATTTATAAAAATGACCTAGAAGAAATTGAAACAGCTATGATTAAACATCTGCCGGAGCTGACCCAGTCCAAACGAAATGAGACAATGCATTATTTAAGGCTTATAGCAAAGGAAGTAAAGCCAAAATATGAAGACTATAACTTGATTGCATTTAATAATGGCATATATAACATAAAAAACGATTCCTTTATAGACCATTCTCCTGAGTATATTATAACCAATAAAATCCCCTGGGATTATAATCCGAGTGCTTACTGGGAATTAACGGATAAAACCTTAGATAAAATTAGCTGTAATGATAGTGAAATCAGAGCAGTACTAGAAGAACTTATCGGATACACTTTCTACAGGAGAAATGAGATAGGAAAAACTTTCATTCTTACAGGAGAAAAATTAAACGGGAAATCCACATTCCTTGATATGGTTACTAACTTAATCGGTATAAAAAACATAGCTGCACTTGATTTAAAAGAACTAGGAGAAAGATTTAAAACAGCAGAATTATTTGGAAAACTGGCCAACATTGGAGACGATATAGGAGATGAATTTATTGCAAATCCATCTATTTTCAAAAAGCTAGTAACTGGAGAAAGAATTAATGTTGAAAAGAAAGGCCAAGACCCTTTTGATTTTAATAACTATTCAAAACTTTTATTTTCAGCCAACAATATTCCAAGGGTGAAGGATAAAACAGGAGCTGTGCAGAGAAGGCTTTTAATTGTTCCTTTTAATGCAAAGTTTTCTCCTGATGATCCGGATTTTAAGCCACATATAAAATATGAATTAAGGTCAAGAGAATCTATGGAATATTTAATACTGCTAGGAATTAAAGGACTGAAACGAGTGTTAAAAAACCGCTGTTTTACAAAGTCATCCAAAGTAGAAAAGGAACTAAAAGAGTATGAAAAGACTAACAACCCTATCATTGGATTTCATGAAGAATATGAAAAAGAAATAGAAAATGAGATAACGGGTGAGGTGTATAAAAAATATTTAGAGTATTGTTTAAATAATAACTTTCAGCCACTTAGTCATATTGAATTTTCAAGGCAGATTAATAAAAGATTTGAATTTAAAATTATCGATAAAAGAATAAATGGTAAAAAATATCGGATTTTTGTGAAAAATGAATAGTCCAACATAGGTTCTAGTTATGTCCAATATCAGTTCAACTTTTTAAGCTAGTAATATCAAAGGTGTGAAAGATGTTCAAGATACTATATCTTTTTATAAGGACTTTATATAAAAAGATATTATATATAAAGAAAATAATAAAATATAGAAATATCTATAGATCATGTACCCCTTTAGGTAAATAAAAACCAATCAAAGCCTTGAAAACAAAAGGCTTAGAGCATATAAGGAGGAGTCCAACATGGGTATAAATTCGTATAATCATGAGGGTTATTTGGATCTGACTGCGTATGAAGCCCTTAAAAATATAGAAAAACATAGAAAACTAGTATTTATTTGCAGTCCATTTGCTGGAGATATTGAAGGAAATACTGAAAGGGCCAGAAGATATGGAAGGTTTGCTGTAACTAGAAATGCTATACCAATTATACCCCATCTCATGTACCCACAGTTTTTATGTGAGGATGACCCTGAAGAAAGAGAGCTAGGGATATCTATGGGATTAGTACTTTTATCAAAATGTCATGAACTGTGGGTGTTTGGTAGTAAAGTTACATCAGGAATGGCTGTTGAGATAGAAAAAGCAAAAAGTATTAATATACCTATTAGATATTTCAATACCCATTGTATACCAGTGGGAGGGATGAAGTAATGAACAATATGGATGTAAGTGATGCTAAAGATTGTTTTGCTTATAAAAATAAAAAATGCACTATTTTAAAATTAAATAAATGTGAAGGCATTGATTGTGGATTTTTTAAAACAAAAGAAGAATTTAAGCTAGGACAGAAGAAGGCAATTGAGAGAATACTCTCTTTGGATAAAGATAAAAGAGATTATATAATTGAAACCTACTATGGTGGAAAAATAGAGGTGGTATAGCTATGAAAGCTAAGGAATATTTATCACAAGCTATTTGGCTTGACAAAAAGATTAACAATAAGCTTGAAGAGAAACAAAGGCTAGAAAGTTTGGCCCAAAAAGTCACAGTGGATGTTACACAAGAAAAAGTAAGTGGCGGAAAAATAACAAGTCCTATGGAAAATGCTATTGTTAAGCTTATAGATTTAAGTCATGAAATAAATGATGATATTGATAAGTTAGTTGATTTAAAAAAAGAAATACTAGAAACTATTAACAAGGTAAATGATATTACTTGCCAAGTTCTTTTAGAAATGAGATATATATGCGGTAAAAGCTGGGAAGATGTAGCAAGTGCTATGGGTTATGACAGGAGCACAATATTTAGAATTCATGGAAAAGCATTAAAAGAAATTCAAAAAATAAAAAGTTGCGACTAAATGCGATTGAATGCGACTATTAAAATGTAGTAAAATATAAAGTGTAAAGGTATAGAAAAATCAAGAGTACCATATGCTGTTTGAATAGGCCGAGGTTATATCGATTCGATTCCAAGGAAACGCAGCATTCTTGATAATGGGCCCTTGGAGCTAAAACTCTAGAGGGCTTTTTCTATGCCTGTAAAAATAGATAAATTTATCTTTACAACGAACCCATGTTTGCATACAACAGTATTAGAAGAAACCACGAGGTGATAAATATGGCGGTAGAAGGAGAATTTATTCTTGTCTGTAGTAATTGTGGACAAAGATTAACTTTAGAAAATGCTTTAGAATATGATAAGATAGCTGAAAAATTCAATATAATTGTAAGTGATACAAAGGAAATTCTAATTACTTGTACTGAATGTGGTAATAAAATAAGATTCTAGGATTTAATACATAACGATAGCTCTGAAGCAAAAAATGTTTTCAGGGCTTTTATAATGCCTAAAATTAGGAGCTGAAAAATAATGAAATGTAAAAAATGCCTTTGGGGAACATGGCTCACACCAAAGAAGGTGTACTGCATGTTCCCTGTTTGTTTTAAAGCAAAAATAGATAAGGAGAATATTTATGCCAAGAAAACCAAAACGCATGTGCAGCTACCCAGGCTGCCCAGAGCTGACGGAAGGAAGGTATTGCGAGAAACATCAGAAGGAAGAGACGAAGAAATATAACAGAAGCAGAAAATATAAAAAACTCTATAACAGTAGTAGATGGCAAAGGTTAAGGAAAAAAGTGTTAGCTAAGTACCCTCTTTGTGTAGAGTGTAAAAAGAAAGAAAGACTTACTCCTGCAGCAATAGTGGATCACATTGTACCTCATCATGGTGATGAAGCTTTGTTTTGGGATGAAGATAACCTTCAACCTCTTTGTAAATCATGTCACGATAGGAAAACAGCAAAAAAAGATGGAAGATGGGGAAGGAAAAATAAGGTGTACACCTACTAAATATATGTGGATAACCCTGTGGATAAACCGTTGATATTCTGTGGATAATTTACATAGGGGTAGGGGGTATAACATCTCAACATTTTACAAACACAGGAACGGGGCGGGCCCTTCACAGATTAATTCGCAGTATTCTTAGGCCGGGAGGGGAAAATGAGCGAAATGATTAAAGTTAATGTAAACAGCTAATTTAAGAGGCTAGTTGAAATGAAAAGTAGAGGTGTTAAATATGCTTACAAAAGAGCAAAAAGAAGAGATTTTAAAGCTTCGTAAAAAAGGCTATGGTTATAAAAGTATTGCTAGCATTTTAAAAGTTAAGAGGGATGATGTTAGAGATTTGTGTAAAAAGTATGGACTTACTGGGTATTTAGGATATGGAGAGTCACTAAAGAATGACGTACCTAAAAAGAAAGAGATACAAAAACAATGCTTATACTGTGGAGAAGAAATAAATACAAAAATGCGCAGAGGAAGAAAATCAAAGTTCTGCTCTGATAAATGCAGAAGAACTTGGTGGAATGAAAATCAAGATAAGAAAGACCGTAGAGATACAGCTTGGTATTCATTTGTTTGTAAATATTGCGGTAAAGATTTTAAAGCATACGGAAATAAAAATAGAAAATTCTGCTCTAGGAAGTGTGCAAGGGATTATAGGTATGGTTCATATAGAGAAAAAACTGGATATGAAACTAGATTAGAAAAAAATAGCAAAAGTAATGATGGCGCCCATTTAGATGAATAGGTGCTTTTTTTAATGTAGAAAGTTGGAGGTGGAAAGCTTGAAAAGAACAGAGAAGTTAACATTAGTTCCTATAGATGAATTAATCCCATATGCCAATAATGCTAGAACCCATAGCAAAGAGCAGATAAATAAACTTAGAAGCAGCCTTAGAGAATTTGGTTTTGTTAGTCCAGTACTTATCGATAAAGATAAAAATATAATTGCAGGGCATGGCAGAATAGCTGCAGCAAAAGAAGAAGGAATAAAAGAAGTACCCTGCGTATTAGTGGAGCATTTAACCGAGGCCCAGAAGAAAGCATATATCTTAGCAGATAATAGATTAGCATTAGATGCTGGTTGGGATAAAGAATTATTGGCCCTTGAACTTGAGAATTTAAAAGAACTAGATTTTGATATAAACCTTACTGGATTTGATGCAGCAGAAATAGATGATTTATTTTCCAATATCCACGATAAAGAAGTAACTGATGATGACTTCGATATAGATGCAGCACTAGAAGAAGAACCAATATCAAAGCAGGGAGATATATGGGTACTTGGAAAACATAGACTTATCTGTGGGGACAGTACTAAAGAAGAAACCTATGAGAAGCTTATGGAAGGGAAGAAGGCAAACTTAGTGGTTACCGATCCCCCTTACGGCGTATCATACGAAGGAGCAGCAGGAACTATACAAAATGACAACCTTGACAATGATGACTTTTACAAATTTTTATTTGATGCTTTTAAAAACATCGAAAGTGTAATGGCAGATGATGCATCAATATATGTATTTCATGCAGATACTAAAGGACTTATATTTAGAAAGGCTTTTGAAGATGCAGGATTTTATTTATCAGGAGTATGCCAATGGGTTAAAAATTCATTAGTTTTAGGAAGAAGTCCTTATCAATGGAAACATGAGCCCTGCCTTTTTGGTTGGAAAAAGAAAGGAAAACACAAATGGTATGCAGGAAGACAAGAAACTACTGTTTGGAATTTTGATAGACCAACAAAATCAAAACTACACCCAACTACAAAACCTATACCTTTAATAGCATATCCTATAAAAAACAGTTCAGTTAGTAACTGTATAGTTCTAGAGCCTTTTGCAGGAAGTGGATCAACAATTATTGCCTGTGAACAACTCGACAGAATATGCTACGCTATTGAACTTGATGAAAAGTATGTGGATGTTATTGTTAAAAGATATATAGAGTATGTTGAAACAGATGAAGAAGTCTTTTTAGTTAGGGATGGAGATAAAATATCTTATAAAGCATTAATAAAACAAAATAAGTGATAGATATTTTGGCATAAGAAAAATTAATTTTTATTGCTAATTCCCTTGATTTATATGTGTTTTAGAGTGATATATAGTAGTAACAAAAACACAGAAAGGGGATTTAAAATGAAAGCGATATTTATAAGGAAGGTATTTAACTTAGAAGAATTAAAAAAAATAACTGAAATGGACTTAAAAATAGGAAGAAAAGGGGTTTCGTATGAAGTAACAAAAGAAGTTAAGCTTAGCGATAATGAATTTAAAAATTTTAGCGAAATTTTTTTAAAAGATCAATCTTGGATTACAGAGGGCGAAGATGGTGGGATGAACAAAAACGGTCAGATAAGATGCATAAGGGTTAAAAATGAAAAAACCGGAGAAAAAATTTTGGTAAACTCTGAAGGATATAAATATTCAAGATACACCGCATTAGAACTAGATTAAGGCCATTAGGCCTTTTTTTAGTGATGTAAATAAATAACTTGACTTCACCTGTGTTTAGAGTGATGTATGTAGTAACAAAAAACACAGGAGGGATTTTAAATGGATAGAAAGGAACTAGTGAAAAAATTAAGTGAGCACTTTGGAGTGAAATCTAAATATTTAGGAGCACCAAGTTTTGCATACCAGGTGGAAACAGAAGATGAAACATACACCATTGATAGAGAAGGTAAGATTATAACAGCATCAGGAGAACAAGTACAATTTGAAGAACTATTAAAAGGAGCTGAAGAAGTAATTAATAAGGAAATAGGAATTGATAAAGCTAATGAAACATTAGTTGAAGATGCAGTAGTTACTTTACCAATGAAAGGACACAGCGGTAGAACCTTAAGAAATCTAGTTAACATGATTTACAGCAAGCAGGAACTGATTAAAAAAGCATTAGAAATTGAGAAAGATTTAATAAGAGAAGACTTTATCATAGGTATTAATAAAGTTAAAATTAAAACCTTAGAAGATTTTAAAACAGCCCTTGAAGATATAGGGGAAAATAGCTGCCCGGGAATTGAATTTGATTTTTATGACAAAACAATAACCTTTAAATTTGAGCAAGAAGAAAACCTTGAAAAGCAAGAAGTTTTTAAGCAGTTTATTTATATTCTAAATGAAAATGCTAAAAAGCTAAAACATGCTTCAGCAAAAGTAAAATCTACAGATAATGAAAAATACACTTTCAGGACATGGCTTTTAAGACTTGGAATGATTGGTGATGAGTATAAAATGGCAAGGAAAGAACTTCTAAAGAACTTATCAGGCAACGGAGCCTTTAGAAAAGTAAAACCTAAAGGTAAATATGAAGTAGAAAAAAATAACTAGAAAGGATTGATAAAAGTCTTGCAATTCCCTATGTATAGAGTGATTAATGTAATAACAAAAACATAGGGAGGTGTAAAGGATGAATAAATGGCTTATAATATCAACTCTTGAGGGGCTGATTTTTACAGCAAAGGAAAAGAAGTGTGTGCTTGGTGATGATGCAAAAGAAGATATACATAAGATTAAAGAAGTGTATGAAGAACTAATCAGATTTTGGGAACTAGATGAAAGCCTAATAGATGAATTTGGAAAGGAAGTAGAAAGCTAACAAAGTAAAGAGGAAAAGGGCCACAAAGGCTCTTTTTCATGTTATAGGCATAATCCATTGAAATAAAGATAAAAACCCCTTACAGGGCAAATGCAGGGGAAATGGAGGTGATACCATGGCGACACGAGGAAGAAAACCAAAACCAACTGCCCTAAAGGTACTTGAAGGAAATCCAGGAAAAAGGCCACTTAATAATAACGAACCCAAGCCAGAGAAGAAGGCACCAAGATGTCCGTCATGGCTTGAACCTGAAGCAAAAAAAGAATGGAAACGAATGGCCAAAATTTTAGAGACTATTGGAGTACTAACACAAATAGACGCAGCAGCTTTTGCAGGATATTGTCAAGCTTATGCAAGGTGGAAGGAAGCAGAGGAGTTTTTATCAAAGCATGGTACTATCTTTAAAACACCATCAGGATATATCCAGCAGGTACCACAGGTATCCATAGCTCAGACATACCTTAAAATAATGAAGGATTTCTGCTCTGAGTTTGGGCTTACACCTTCTGCAAGGGCAAGAATAAGAGTGGATATAGAAGAAAAGGCCGAGTACGACCCTATGGCTGAACTCCTAAATATATAAAACCGATGGAGGTGGGGAGATGCCTTATTTAGAAGAAAAAGCAAACAGAGTAATTCAATTTATCCAGCAGCTAAAGCTTACTAAGGGAAAATGGGCAGGTAAGCCCTTTATCCTCCTTCCTTGGGAGATAGATTTAATTAAAAAAGCTTTTGGAACTGTAAGAGAAGATGGCACAAGGCAGTATAGAAATGTTTATGTAGAAATAGGAAAGAAAAATGGAAAATCTGAACTTGCAGCAGCCATCGCTCTTTATATGCTCACAGCTGATGGAGAGTCCAATGCAGAAGTCTATGTAGCTGCTTGTGACAGGCAACAAGCCAGTATTATTTTTAACACAAGTGTAAATTTTGTTGAAGGGAATAAAATATTATCTAAAGTTACCAAAACTGTAATGTCAACCAAACGAATTGTTTATCCAAGAACCGGTAGTTTTTATCAGGTACTAAGTTCTGATGTAAAATCTAAATCAGGTCTTAACCCCTCCTGTGTAATACTGGATGAAATTTGGACTTATCCCAATGCAGACCTTGCTAGAATGCTGACAACTGGTTCAGGAGATGCAAGGGAACAACCTTTGTTTATATATCTTACTACTGCAGGTGATCAGCTAAGGGGTTATGGTTGGGACATGCACCAAAAAGCAAAAGACATCTTATCGGGAAGAAGAGTAGACCCTACATTTCTTCCTATAATTTACGGTCTTGAAGAAGGAGAAGATTGGACAGATGAGAAGAACTGGTACAAAGCTAATCCTAGTTTAGGCCATACTATTAAGATTGAAAGGGTAAGGGAGCATTTTCAGCAAGCAAAACAAGATCCAGTAGAAGAAGCTTTGTTTAAACAGCTACGTTTAAATATGTGGTTAAAACAAAATATCAAATGGATGCCTATGGATGTATGGGATAAGTGCTCCTTCGAAGTAAATCCTGAAAAGCTAAAAGGGAGAATATGCTATGGTGGACTTGACCTTTCAAGTAGTATTGATATAACAGCTTTTGTATTAGTTTTTCCACCAATACCAGGAGATGATAAATACTATATACTACCATACTTTTGGATACCTGAAGAAAACTTAAAGCTTAGAGTTAGAAGGGACCATGTCCCTTATGATATATGGGAGCAGCAAGACTACCTTAAAACAACAGATGGAAATGTAATACACTATGGATTTATTGAAAAATTTATAGAAGAACTAGGTACTAAGTACAACATTAAAGAAATAGCCTTTGACCGCTGGGGGGCTGTACAGATGGTGCAAAACTTAGAGGGACTTGGGTTTACAGTAGTTCCCTTTGGACAAGGTTATAAAGATATGTCTCCACCAACAAAAGAACTTATGAAACTTACCTTAGAAAAGAAAATAGCACATGGTGGACATCCAGTTTTACAGTGGATGATGGATAACATACATGTCAGAACTGACCCAGCAGGAAACATAAAGCCTGATAAACAGAAAAGTACAGAAAAAATTGATGGTGCTGTTGCGATGATTATGGCACTTGATAGAGCTATAAGGAATGAGAATAGGGAGTCTGTGTATGATGAGAGAGGGATTATAATGATTTAATTATCTCGATTCAAAGAGAGAAGGCATTCATTGAAAATATCCTTCATATCAAAATTATTTTTATTAATCTTAAATTTGTCCTTATAATATATATTGGTTAATAGAATTCCTTTTTTCAAATTTAAAATATAAAAGAAAATTTAGTTCTTCATATTTTCTTCATAACGCATCTATATAATGAAATCAACAAAACAAATAAAAATAAAAAAAGGAGATGTGAGATATGAAGAAAAAGCTATTAACATTAACTTTAGGAGCTGCTTTAGTATTAGGTAGTATAGGATTTGCCTTCGCAGCAGATGATAGTACAGTAGATACAAGTACTACCTTTGGAAGAGGAAATGGTATGATGCTTTACAGATCAAATCTTTCAGTTGAAGAATTATTAAAGGAAAAGATCAATATAATTGATCAAATGGTAAGAGAAGGAAAATTAACGGAAGAAGCTGGTGAGAACTATAAGAAATTAATTACTGAAAGAATGGAAAATTGTACAACACCAGGACAAAATAGAGATAAAAATGAAAGACTAGGTATAGGATTTGGTAGAGGAAGAGGATTTAGACAAGGATTAAAAGAAAATCCTCAAAATGTTAAAGGTTTTGGTTATAGAAATATGTTAGGTAATAAATAATTTTTGAAAAAAACAAAGCGATGAAGAAATAACTTTATCACTTTGTTTTTTTTATTGAAGAGGAGGTGAATCATTGAAAATTCCTTTTATATCAAAACTATTTGAAAGAAGAAACATAAGTCTTGATGATAAAATCAAGGCTTTTTTAATGTCTGAAGATATTGGACTTCAGTCTAATGCTGGAAAAAACGTATCTGAATACAACGCTATAACATCAACAGCAGTTTATGCATGTGTTAGAGTAATTGCAGAAACATTGGCCAGCTTACCTCTTCCTTTATATATTAGAAAAACTAAAGGAAAGGAAAAGGCTATAAATCACCCGTTGTATTTAATCCTTCATGATTTACCTAATGAAGAAATGACCAGCTTTTCTTTTAGGGAAACAATGATGACTCACCTTCTACTATGGGGAAATGCATACGCTGAAATAGTAAGAGATGGAGCAGGTAATATAGTAGAGATTTATCCCCTACAGCCAGATAAGATGGTAGTAGAAAGAGATAAAGAAACTAAGAAAATTAAATATAAATATTTTATTGACAGCAAACAGATAATTTACCCTAAAGAGAAAATATTTCATATACCAGGACTTTCTTTTAATGGACTTACTGGTATATCTCCAATATCTGCTGCTAGGGAAGCTGTAGGATTAGCCCTTGCAGTTGAGGAATTTGGTTCAAGATTCTTTGGAAATGGAGCAAGACCAGGAGGAATACTTAAACATCCGGGGGTTTTAAAAGATCCTGAAAAACTAAGAAAACAGTGGGAAGAGGTATATAGGGGTGTAGGAAATTCACATAAAGTAGCTGTACTAGAAGAAGGAATGAAATACCATGAAATAGGAATACCACCAGAGGATGCACAGTTTCTACAGACAAGAAAATTTCAGATAAATGAAATATGTAGAATTTATAGAGTACCTCCTCATCTTATTGGAGATTTAGAACAT